ATCCTGAAACGGTGGGGTTATGCTCCAAGACTTTTAGCCAGTGCGACAGCCTTTTCCAGATTGCCGCGCGTGACCTTTTTCTTGTGCTGAATTTTGTTTGTTGTGGGGTAAAACAGAACCTTTCCGGCTGGTGTTGAAAAATGAATTGTTCCGCTTCTGTCCTGTGTAAACGGAATATCAATTCCTGATAACTTCCCTGTATTTTCTTTTAATCGCTGCTGCTTCCGTTCTTTGGCATCTTCACGCATTGCGCGGAATATATCGCCCATGTCGCCCATATTTACCCCGCGGATTCCGGCGATACAGTTTCGTACTCGCCTTCAAAAATAGATGCGTGTTCCTGGTCCACGTTGGCCTCTGCTTTTTCATCCAGAATGACGGCCCTTTGCATTTCGATAGATACCGGCAGATATTTGAACAGGCGGCGGATGACGGTCTTTTTCGCCATTTCTTCCCAGTGAGATACCCACGGACCGTTTTTACCGGCCTTGCTTGAATCGCGGACTTTTTCAATCTGAGAGAAAGACATAACCTCAAACTGAACACCACCTTCTTTCAGGCGGGCCACGGCGTAAACATGGGTGATTGGGCCCGAGTCGTTTTCGCCGGGTACGTGTGTAAGGTCCTCGTTTAAGCCATATTCAAAATGAAAACTGTCACCTTCGCGCACAGTGCGGGCCGATATACTGATAATTTGACCGGACCGGCGGGCTAGGTCGATCATGCCGCGGTATCCGATAATTAACTGAACATTTGATTGCCCTGATGCCGCTTTCCCATTGCCGAATGGAAGAAGGTAGGCGTGGCCCAATGCGTTGCCTGGCTCAAGGCCAAGTTGCGAGCACTGGACAACAGCGCCGATAAAGCTTTGCATGTCACAGGTTGCCAGTGATGGTGTTTTCCGTATCTCGGTGGTGACAATCCTGATCATGCGGTCCGGTGTTATATGCCGCGGCAGGGCAGCTGATAATTGCGCTTTCATACCTGGCTGGTTTATGAACTGGATTAGCTGCTGGTCTTTTGTTTTTTCTTTAACCGCGGACCCTTGTGCTTTTTGCAGGTCCGCCTGTGCGATTGGTGGGTTACTCATTTCTCAATTCCTTTGCGTAGCGTGGCAGTGATAGTGTTCTCAGGCCGGGCCATTCATCCGTTTTAATGCACTCGGCGTATGTTCTGAGATTTTGTTTGTATGCGGACCGTCCGGCATCCTTTGCCACATCATCCATAATGAATACACGTACCGGATATCTTCCGCAGTCGATTGTTGTGCTGACCGCGAGAAATACGAACACCGGCAACTCTCCGGACAGGTCCTTATATCCGTCTGAGTAAAACGCGTCCTGAACGTGATAGCGCATATCGTAAAAAGCACGCTCGAAGCGGGACATGTCCGCGGTGCTTTTCACATCGACAATCCATCCGTGCTGTCCTATCAGTTTGTCAGGCCTGCACCGGCAAAGAATGTCCGTTTCCTTGTCCTTCCAGTAAATGCTGCTTTCGGCTTTTCCGTCAGCTTCAAGGCACCATTTGGCGATAGGGTGGGCCATGGCACTATCCCGCATGATCATCAACTTCCTGTTGTCGTCATGGGTTATTGGCGTGATTCCTTCCTTTTCGCACATGTCGAAGAATTCCCTTTCTTCCTGCTTCCCTGCGGATGTTCGCCTGTTTACTTCCGGACCTATCCTGTACCTGTTATTGAACTCATCAGGCTCAAGCAAAAGGCAGTGAATAGCGGTCCCGAAATCCAGAGCCTTTATTTTTTCCTCATCCACCGGGGCATTCCGTTGCCAGATAAAGTCGGCTGGTGATTGTTCGATAAGGTCCAGCTGTGATTTACTTATTCCGGGCCCGTTGTGATAATCATCATTGCTAAGCCCACAATAAATTCCCGTTTCCATGCTGCTTACTCCGTTTTCTTAGAACTTTGTCGATTGCCTCCCTGATTTCGTTTTCCCTTTCAGTACCTAGGTACTCCAGCGTGTCTGTGCTGATTTCGAATATCACGTCCTGTGTGAACTCATCAAATTCGCATGACACGGCATCCTGCCATGCTGCATGCTCCAGCCTCCGCTCTTCCTGAGCATCCTGTGCTGCGTATGCGTTCATGCTGCGCTCCTTCCTGAAAGCTGTGCGATAACATCCATGTCGAACCCTGCTTTCCGTAGCATGTCCACGATGTCGGCCGCATCCATGCGCTTCACTGTATCTTCCGTGATTACATCCCTGTAGCCTTCAACCAGATCGATTACAGCCTCTGCACTTCCTATGCTGATTCTGAGCTTACTGGTTTCATCAAAGTGAACTTCCTGTTCACGCTGCAATGTCACCCGTGAGTGACAGGAGTTGACGTATGTGATTGCTATGTGTTGCTGCATAAACCCCCCTTACATCGCCGTAGGGATAACAGCTACAGCGGCGACAATGACGAGTGCTAAATACTCAACCCAGCGCGGAACATGTTTATTCCGCTTTGCCTGAGGTGTAGTGATGCGCACCGCGTTAAAGTCGAACGCAGCGCGACAAGGTTTAGTTTTCATGTTGTTTACCTGCTGATATCCCGAGGTGGGATAGGGTGGGTTACTTGGTTGGTGCCTCTGGCATAGGTTGCCAGTGAGTTATTCCATGGCTTAGATAAAGCTTGGTGTATTTTTGGTTTCCGTTTTCGTCGCGGCCATTGGTTATGTCACCAAAAAAATCTTCAACATGAACCATATCCATGCCGCCATGCCCTTGCCAGTAAGCCAGTACAGAATCATCTCTGATTTCAGGTAGGCGCTCATTAACGCTAATCCAACCGTTGTTATCGGCCATAATTAACTCCGTTGATTTATAGGGTGGGTTACTTCTGTGTGATTTCAGTGATCTGAAGGTCTTGGATATCGGCTTTTCCAATCAGAACACCGAACAAATACATGTGCTCTGTGCAGTCGGCTTCATCCTCGGCCTCGATATCCTTTTCCCATGGCTTTCCGTTCCATTTACACGTTACTTTAAACATCGGCATGTTACTTCCTCCTATGCACTTCCCTGTGCTACGTGATGTCCGTTCTGCTAATTGTCGCTAGAATGCTCTGGGTTAACGGTCGTTTCAGCATTTACCGGTCCATATAGAACACCAACCAATCCAATCGATAGCTCCCAATAATCTGGCTTACCAAATGCTTCGGTAGTTACCAGATACAACCCATCGGCACTTAGCCATGCAAAATCAATGTCATTGTCATTTCGATACCAGAGATATGTTTGGTCTGGTTGCATATCCTCGAAATCAGCAACTGGTAGCCTGTCCATTCTCACTCCTGTTAATAGTTATCCCCGCTGCGGGGTGTTAGTCAGTATTGGTGATTGGTGGCAGGTGCTGATGTCCTGCTTGCTGATTAGAGCGCCCTCACTATCAGCGGCACTGTCTTGAGACGTCGAGTGGTTACGACAATCATGAGCGCTGTTTATACATCGACCGCGAGTCAGCATCTCGCATTCACCAATCCCAATACTGACTGGATGCCCGTCTTTCCGGGCTGTCAGTCTTGCGACTATCTTCAACTTCCACAGCCAAAGAATCTGGTAGCCTGAACATTCCACAGTCAAAATAAGGAATGTTTGTATGTCTGACATAGTTAATCCCAAATCCCACCCAACTGCGGCCGCGTACCAACTAACGCTAGAAATGATTAAAGCGGGTTCTTTTACGGCAGAAACGCACGGAGGAGAAAGGAAGGCTACTGATGTAATTAAGTTTTTTGATTTATTGAAAGATAGGTTTGAAAAACTAAATCAAAACTAGCTTTCGTAAAGCTTAACAAATCCCAAAGCTAAACTTTCAGCCAGATTATTAAGTCTGGCTTTTTGTTCTTCTTTGTGCTCGTCAGATACTAATGATGCTTCTCTGACCGCTATTTCCCTGAATGCTTCAAACGCCGCCGTTTGTGCATTTACTGGTAACTCTTCAAATTTCATATCCATCTCCTGTTATTAACTCACCATAGCCCACTCACCGAATGGGCTGTGATGAAGTGCCGGATTAACCGCTCCGGCGGGCGTGTGCTCTCACATACATGAGAACCTGGCCGAATGTCCTAATTTAAATTTGAGAATTACATTTATTCACTACATAAATCCTCCGATTCTGACGGTGCTTTATTACTTCCTGACGCGACCGATTTAGCGCCTGTTCTGGTGTTGGTACATAAAAATATCTGCGCTCACACAACCCATCAGGTCATGCTCTGGCAGGCAAAAGAAAGGGGCCGTGTAATTAGCCCCTTAATGGAATATGTTTGTTTAAATTAATAGCGCTGTAATTTGACCGTTCCGTTTGGAATACCCAGCGCACTTAAATCCCAGCATGATTCAGCCACCCTAACAACGTACGGCCTAATATAAGGCGGAATACCATCCAGAGAGTTAGCCCATTCATTGATGTGCTCTTTGCTTATTCTATCTCTCTGGGCCTTTCCCGCCTCTCTGCAAACCATCCTTGCCAATGCGTCAGCACCGCCCTTGTCATATTGGTACATCCCCTGAAGGACGTTGTACCCCATATTTAACTGCTGCGCTGCTGAGTCTATTTTTTCACTACGGACACACTCTGGATTTTTCAGACATTCCTCCCTGCGTATGGCACGTTCTTCTTGTTGTTTCTTTTTCTTGTCTGCCGATTCTTTGGCTTTCATTTCCCCTATGCCATTATTGTAATTAATCAGCCATTTCTTGAAATAGCATTTAGAATCCCAGCGACATGACAGGGTCTCAGGTTTTGCCAGTTCACTGCCGTAATAATCTAAATATTTCTTCCTGAGAGTCGCAACGCTTTCTGAATTACCACTTGCTAACTTGAATTTTTCTGCACCCATTTTAGCAAATTGCTCATCTTCGCTATTGGGAGGGGTTATTGAACATCCAGCAGAAAATAAAAAAGAAGCCACAAAGAGAGTTTTTAATAATTGCGATGCAATAGTTTTTTTGTTCATTTGCCTACCTGGTAATTTAACCATTGTCAGTAGATAAACTTTACTATGGTGTCAACGCAAATCCAAACAAACTCTAGGGTAATGTGAAGTCAGTCGTTGGCATTATTTCTTAACGTAGCGCCCTAGCAAGCAGGACGCTACGTTAAGAAGTAAACATCAGACACTGTCCGCCGCTTGCCCGAGAATGCCATACCCCCTTGAAGGCTGGGGATTGTCGGGGAACTGAGTTACGCGAATCTCTCCGCTCAGCGCCTGATGTGAAATCCAAATTGTTAAAGAACAATGAAGGTGTTTTCATACTGTGGTTGCCTTCGATGAGTTAATTAAAAACTATAGTTGTTTTAATGTCAACAACCAAAGTTGTTTATATGGGTTGTTTTTCTCTTCATTGGTTGTATTCGGTTGTTTTGATTGGTTATTTATTTTCAAAAAATCGTCACGATTGGACGCAGATCACACAGGCGGGGGAATTACAGGCACAAAAAAGCCCTCGCGGGGAGGGCTGGGGGTTATTTTTGAATTTTGCTTAGCGCTAATGGCATGCTGAATCTGGTTGCACCTATTGATGCCATGCTCATCATTATTCTTCTTCTGAAATCTAAGTATACCATGTGTGACAAAGTGCTAGTTTTGTCTTCATCAGTAAATAAATCAAATGCCTCTCTATCTTTTATATCAAAGATATAATCGACTGACATATCAAGTTTAATGGTCTCAATATCTGGGGCATCTTTATTTTCACTTTCTTCTGTACCAGATAAATTAACATCCATAGTTATTTTACATTGGTCACTTCCGTCAGATCTTTCTGAAATAGAAACGGATATTTCCAATGAGATAGTTGTTTCCTCAGATACTGATTTTTCTCGGTCATAGAAAAGATGGTTTCTTTCCACCGAAATAAAATCAAGCTCAGTAATTGAAATTAACCCTATTGCCATGATATTGCCTTATGTAATCTTATGTCTATCATATGCTTATCATTATCAAAATCTATATCATCTTCCGAAGGCTTAGCCCCAAACCTTGCTGTTGATTGAAAATGATAATTGGATGAGAACAACTCTCTCGCATCACTTACTTTTAAGTGATCATCATATTTATGATAATTCATCGTCTTTTCTATAGCTGCCTTAATCTCATGGAGTTGGGCTTCCATTAAATTAATATTCTCTTTCCTCTCAGCATAAGAAGATAAACAATTAGATATGTATGTGTTTAGACTGACATCATCAGCTTTGGCCAAAGCAATGCATCTTGAGTGCAGAGTTTTTGAGAGCCGAAGAGTTACTCTTCCACTTACATTAGCTGATTCGATATCCTTATGAGGTTCAGGAAAATAAACATTATTCTCTTTACATAAATTAAACGCAGTGGATATTGAATCCAGAGCTAGCGCTCTTGCAAAATCAGGTGTGTCTGCGTATTCACACAGATCTGGAAGCTCTAAGACTGTTGCTACATAGAATGTATCACCATCTTCGGTTATTTTCCGTACTGAAATGGTGTAATTTTCTGGGTCAAACGTGTTATTAATCATTTATCACCTCCAACTCAGCCTGATACTTTCTAAGTATTCTGATGGTATTTTGCACGTATTGAAACTTCATTTCTCTGTTTGGTTTATGCCCGCAATCAATAGAATGGGTCGTATAATCCGTCAACTTACTTAACTTTGGGTGCGTAAAAACTCTATGACCTGGGGTTTGCCCTTCTTTGTCCACAAACCCAAGATCTCTAAGTATGAAGAGCAATCCCGTGCCTCCATTACATGATACGGACCTTTTTCTCCTCACAAGGTCATCAATGACGTCCTGTATTTTTGACATAGTATATGACATCACCTGTAGTGTCACTATCAAAATAGTGCGAAAAGTTTAAGATTTAGTTTAATTTAATAAAGCAAAACATCATGATAATCAAATTGTTAATGTTTGTGTTCACACAACCACACCCTAAAACGTGTCGTCAGGCCACTGTTAGCCGTGGAATTTATACTTAATTGACTGGCTCACGAGTACCTTAGCCTGTATGAATACGCCATCAATAGACTCTTCATTCAAGTGCCATGTTTCATATTTTGGATTATCTGATATCACAGCAAGGCGCTTGTACTGCATTTGCAGGCGCTTAATGTAGAGCTGATTGTCCAGTATGAAGACATAAATTCCGTCACCGTCAAAATGGTTAACGGTCATATCAACGAATATCTGATCGCGTGGTTCGAAGGTGTCCGCCATGGAGTCACCTTTCACAGTGATCATCTTAACGGTATCAGCTGGCCTTCCGCCAAACAGCCTCTTGGCTTCTTCCGCTGAATACTCAATTGCCGTGATGGTTTCAATAAAATCATCTAAAACCATAACGCCCGGGCCAGCGCTGGCTTCAACATCGAGGATTTCCACTTTGTAAGTCTCTATTGTTGCAGGAGTGACAAGATCTATTTTCACTGTACCAGCACCATCAGAGGGGAGTAATGGATTATCCCCGGCACCAGATGAAAGCCATTCCGCCGGAACTGACAGGACTTTGGCTATTTCTATCAGCTTTGTGGACGTCTGAGCGCTACCAGATTCGATTTTCTGGATCGCCGCCTGAGATACACCAATAGCCTCGCCAAGTTCTTTCTGAGAAAGACCAGCGCGTTTTCTGGCTTGTTTTAGTCGTTGTGCAAGAGTCGTTTTCATAATCCCAAAGATACAACCTCGGTTGTTGTTATTCAAACGAATATAGTTGTTGATTAAAAACAACTATGGTTTTAATATGGAAAATAAAACAACGGAGGTTTTTATGAACGAAGCAATTAAAACCGCCATTGATATTGTGGGAACACAAAAAAAACTTGGCGAAGCATGCGGTTTGACGCAGCAGGCAGTTTTTAAGTGGCTTCACAACAAGGCGAAGGTTTCCCCTGAATACATTCCGCTAATCGTCAAAGCGACCAACGGACAAGTTAAAGGCAGAGACCTAAGGCCAGACCTCCCGCACGTTTGGGAATTTGGCAATCAGTACTGGTAAGAAACTGCTCTTTAACAAATAACAAAATCGGAATGTACAGGCGCTGTTTATCTGTATTGCACATGGTGCGGCTTAACTGGGGCGATCCGTCAGTTAAGGGATAACGGACAAGCAGAGTAATGGCACTGTACAAACGTACTTTATTTCAACACAGCAACACCTCACAGGAAGTGAGCAACGGATTAACTACGTCAAAAGGAATTTAACAAATGGAAAATGCAAATCCACGCAAATCGTTTAACCGGTTTGTGTCAAATCATCTGATGGCAACAGCTCATCAGGCACTGAGAAGCACCACACAGACAGTGGTTGCAAAACTGCTCGGTGTACACGATTCAACAGTCTTACGCAGAACAGAAAAGTTACCGGAGATATGCGAGACATTGGCCGCAGCCGGTATCACAGATTTTGTTTTGCCAGGTGAGAAGAAAATCAGCGAGGAAGAGTACCGGTTTCTGTGGAAGCAGATAGCGGAATTCTCATTGTGGAAAACGGGAGGCTTTCATGAATCCAACGGAGTTCATCAGGAAGAACATCATTAGCGAACTGGAAAAGCTCGGGTATCAGGGGGGGGTATTAGACTTCGCCGCCGACCAGGGTATTGACCATTATCGCCGCTGCTCACAGGCAACACGCCGTGGCGGGATGTTTGATGACTGCCTTCGGGTAGCAAAGTTATGGGCTGAGAAGTATGGACAGAAGCCAAGTGCAGGAACGAAGAAGAAAGCCAAAGCATCACGGCAGGTATCGATGTTTTAGGCAAGAAAAAGCCCCGGAGGTAACCGAGGCTAAGAGTCAAATCAATTTAGTACTTGATGAGGACTAATTATATATGAAACGTAAACGGAATCATAGTTTTAACTATCACGCTGTGCATAAAAACATCGCCGAATACAACGAGACACGGAGTGTCACTGAGAAAGGTGCGAAAGCACTCAGGGCGGCTTTTAACGATGCTTTATTGCGGAAAGCCCATAGGGAAGAACTTACCGGAGGTAAACGGCATGAGTAACGTGTCATATGCACTAC